ATAGAGTGTGTGGAAGAATTTAGCGAAGTTAAAAAGGGAGAGCTAGGAGGGTATGTACAAAAAGAAGATAACCTAAGTCACGATGGTGATGCTTGGGTATACGATGATGCTTGGGTATCAGGTAATGCTTGGGTATCCGGTAATGCTAATGTATCAGGTAATGCTTGGGTATACGATAATGCTAGGGTATTCGATAATGCTTGGGTATACGATGATGCTAGGGTATACGGTAGAGCTATGGTATCCGGTGATACTTGGGTATCCGATACTGCTAGGGTATTCGGTAGTGCTAGGGTATCCGATACTGCTAGGGTATACGATGATGCTAAGGTATCAGGTAATGCTTGGGTATGCGGTGATGCTTGGGTATGCGGTGTAATTATTTGAAGTACAGGAAGGTTTAACAATGAAAACTAAGCTCACAGCAAAGACGTTGAAGTATTATTTTGGTAGGATATTTATAAGTCAATTCTTAAAAAAAGCAATATCTCTATTATTCGTATCCAACAAACACAACAAGGATATTGATAAGCAGTATTTGGTGAGGATATTCAGCTTTGAATTATCTAAAAAACTAACTTGTCTATTATTGGGATCTCACAAACACAAAAAGGTTATTGAGAAGCTTTGTTCAAATGTTGACCTTGTTACTTGTTCTAGGTGCGGAGAAAAGTTTTTGTACCACACTAAAATTAATGTATACGAAAAATACACACAAGAAAAGGCCGATATGGAGAGGGAGTTTAATAAGGTTGAGTTAGCATTGGGGTTAGATACATGTATGAATACAAAGTAAAAGAAATAGTTAGGGTTATAGACGGGGATACCGTTGACATGGTCTTAGACCTAGGGTTCGGACTCTACAAAAAGGAACGTGTAAGACTAGCTGATATTGATGCGCCAGCAACAAGGACTCGTAATCCACTAGAAAAAGAGTATGGTTATTCAGCTAAGGTATACCTAGAGGAATGGTTTAAAAATGATGATGAATTTATATGCCGGACTGAAAAGGAAGGAAAGTATGGGCGTATAATAGGGTATATTAGAAATAGCGATAATACCTACATTAATGATATTATGGTTCAGGAAGGCGTAGCTTGGAAGTATCAAGGGGAAAAAGACTTTAATTTTTTGCACTTGCATAACTTTAAAGGACAAGACTCTGATTTGCTGCACTTGGAGGTCTGATGTTTGCAAGGACTGGATTATGAAGGTAAGTAAATTAGATTTAACATCATACGACATGGGGAACAGCTGTAGCTTAACTTATGTTGATAGCGATAACGATACTCATATACTTGACTTTGAGTTTAAGGATCTTATCGTCTTACAAGATGCTATTAACAGCATCCTTAATGAACGAAACAAATCACAGTTAGGTTTGTTTGATGTCGAAGTTAAAGAGACTGCAAAACAAGATATCTACAGCTTTGATATGTTCTGGAAACGTTTCCCTGAAAAGAGAGGCAAGACTAACACTCAAAAGATGTGGAAACGTGAAATCAAAAACGATCCAGAAAAAGTTATCAGGGTTTACAACTGCTTATACTTTTACTTGAAGGATGTTAGAGATGCTAGACGTAGAGGGTTTATGCAGAGATTCTGTGCTGGGGATAAATTCTTTAGAAACAGAGAAGATTTTATTGGGTATCATGACACATTAATTACAAACCTAGGTGAAGCGATTACAAAAGTCGATATCATCAACGAACAAATCAAGCAGGAAGAGTCAATTAATGAGAATATTATGAAGGCTAGGTCAAATAAATTTATTGACTTGAGTTCTAAGTTTAATGAAAGGGAATGGTAATGGATAAACAAGAATTTTTAAAAGAGTTAACACGATTACTTCAGTTTTTATTTGCAGATCGCAACTATAAAAATCCGCAAGGAAAAGCTGAGATTTGGGCAGATATTTTATTAGAAGACGTAAATAAAGGGAGCTACTCATATGAAGAAATTCTATGGGCAGTAAACGATTTATTAAGATCAGATAAAAGTTTTGTGAATATTGGAGATGTATTTAAGCGTCTTAACCAACTGAAAGAAATTAAACTTTCCAGTTAAGGTAAAGGTATGAATAACACGTTTTACTATGCTAAACATGACTCTGAACCTACCGGGTTCTTCCATATAAGGCCAGATGAAGCAGAAGCTTACAACAAGGCAGGTCATGGGATATTCTATAATATCCAAGCAATGAAGACGTGTAATAGACGAATGGATAACATACATTCAATTCGATGTGTAGCGATTGACATTGATGCCGGTGATGAAGGGTTAACTAAGTCTGACATGCAAACAATGATTGCTAACTCACCACTTAGACCAACATTAGTGAATGAGTCCAAGAATGGATACCACTTATATTGGATTCTAAAAGAAGATAGCAGAGTCGTTTGTACTAATAATAAAAGGGAGATATCAAAGTACTATCAGCAGTTTTTAAAGGAAAGATTCATTCCTCTATTCAAAGCTGATAAGCAAGCTTGTGATGTATCTAGAGTTTTAAGAGTTGCAGGATACTACCATATGAAAGATCCATTCGATCCTTTCTTAATACAAACGGTAGACCAATCAAATATCAAATACTCCATACAAGAACTCAAAGAGGCGTTCCCTAAAATCGTTACGCTTAAAACGTACACACCAAGACCTAAACCAATACTAGAGGAAGGAAGTGATTTAAACTTTTGTAAGGAGTTAAGCATACTAGATGTAGCTCATAAGTATCGCGTTACCCCACTCCAAATAGGAAATAGATGGAAAGCGAAATGCACACAACCTATTCATAGGAATCAAGATAGAACACCTTCATTGGTGTTTTACGAAGAGACCAATAGCTACTATTGTTATGGATGTGGAAAAGGAGGAGATGTAATTAATTTTTACCAGCATTATGTAGAAGAGGTTAGCTTTAAAGAAGCTATTCAAAATTTAAGACAAGATTTCGGAGGATAAAATGTCAAAAACAAAAGTTACTGTATACCCAGCACCATCTTTAAACCACGGTTATGATCCCGTTAAATTTAAAGAAACACAACGAGAAATAAGCCATACTTACCATAGAAAAACACAATTCTATAAAAAATATGGGCAAGACGTATTAAGACAACATGAATGGTCTAGAAAAGATTTTTAGGTCACAAGCTATGTTAAATAATAAGCTATGCCCTACCCTTCAAGAAGAGTTGCAATGTGAGTACGGACAAGTTAAATGGATACTGAACTATAAGCTAGCAATGGATCAAAAAATTGCTGAAATGGGAGATTCATTGCCTTGGAAGTGGTGGAAAAAACAAGAGTTAGAGGGTAATGAGGATAACAGGAGAATAACGTGATACGAACACTCAAGGTTAATGGTTGTGAGGTTTTAATAGATGAGGATGATTACGAATTGGTTAAACAATATTCTTGGCATATCAACCCAAATAGAAAAGATAGAAAAACAGTTAGAGGCGTTGTTAATGGCAAGAAGGTGTACCTACACAGATTCTTATTAGGTGTTACCAATAGAGATGTCCTAATTGATCACATTAATAGGAATCCTCTAGATAACAGAAAAAGTAATCTTAGGTTATGTACACCAAGTCAAAACCAATATAACAGAGGTCCAAACAAGAATAGTACTAGCAGATATGTTGGAGTTCATTTTTGTAACGCTAGAAAAAAGTTCGTTTCACAAATTTGCTTTAAAAGAAAAGGTACTACTATAGGTGCTTTTGATTGTGAAGTTGAGGCTGCAAAGGCTAGAGATAAACAAGCAAAAAAACTATTTGGTGAATTTGCTTACATAAACATTAAGGAGGATTAAGATGAATCAAAGAGCTTACGAATATATACAAGAAACTTTAGAGCCAGTATTTGAACGCCATGACTGGTACCAGCATAACAAAGCTACAGAAGATGATATGCCAACAGAAATATTTAATGCAGTGTATGATCTTGTTATGCACCCAATACACAAGAAGTACCTATCTGATGATGACAGTGTTAATAACCCAGCTCATTACACTCAAGGAGGGATCGAAACAATTGATATCCTTAAACAAAAATTAAATGCTGACGAGTTTAAAGGATTCTTAAAAGGGAATGTTATCAAGTATATTACTAGATCAACTCATAAGGGTAATGAACTAGAAGACTTGAAGAAAGCTCAATGGTATATATCAAAAGCTATTGAGACATTGGAGGGATAAAAGACATGTCGTACTTTTTACAGCCTGAACAATACATCAGGCAAAGTACGCAAAATCGAACATCAATTGATCCTGAGAATTTATGCACCTGGGGCGTTGACTATCTAGACTACCACTTTGGAGGTGGTATTGCTCCTAGAAGTTTCAACCTATTAGCCTGTGAAAGTGGACACGGTAAAACAACATTCGTATCCAATATGGCAGTCCAGAATAGCATTAAAGGTAAACGAGTCGCTTTTGTTAGGCTTGAAGGAGATATGGGAGATTTTGCTGATACTGAGAAATGGAAGCTTATTTATCCAGCTATACAGAAAATGTATCAAAATGAAATATTGGATCATATGCCAGACTATCAGGAATATAGATTGAATCGTATTCCAGGCATAGAAGGAATTGAAAAGGCAGCTGAAAACCAGCTATTACCAATGCTTAAAAATATTCAGCTGTTTGATAAAACGAATTACAACAATGTTAATAGAAACAATATCGAAGAAATACTATCAAGCCTTAATGGTAATACTGACCTTATTATTATCGATCACCTTCATTACTTTGAAATTGTTGATGAACGTCAACAGTACAGAGAGCAAATGGAAACTGTTAAGATAATTAATGAGTTTGTAGATAAGTACGGGATACCGGTAGTGCTTGTCTCACATGTTAGGAAAAGGGATTCAAAGAGCGCTAAGCAGCTTCTAAAGATGGAAGATATACAAGGTAGCTCAGATATCTTTAAAATAGCTCACACTGTGATTATGATGTCTCCACATTATGAAGCCTACAATATGGAGAGTAAGCTATTTCCAACATTACTATACACTCCTAAGAGTAGATATGGAGCTCCTAAAACACGTATTGGCATAAAGACATTTGATGGTAAGTCAAAACGATATTTAGATGGTTACGATATTGCAGAGCATGTTAACGAGAAAGGGGAATGGAAGATTGTCAAACGACCAAAATCCACAGGTGAACCAAAGAATAGTTTTTAAAGCTGAATTTGAGATGGTTGAAAAAGTTAGCACAAATAGAATATATTCAGGAGTTCACTATAGAACACGAATGAAGCATAAAAAGCAGTATATTCAAGTTGTTAAAAATGCTATTAAGAAGCAAAAGCTAAAACCTGTTACTGAGTACCCTGTCATCTTGAGATTTACATTCAGTTATCAAAAGAACCAATTAGATGCATCTAACGGTTCTTACATGGCAAAGATAATAGAAGACTTGTTAGTTAAGAATGGGATATTGGAAGATGATAGAGCTAAATTCGTATCAGGAGTAGAACTACATTCCCTTAAAGGAAAAGAAAATAAAATACTATTAGAGGTTATTAAATATGAAAGCAATGAAAGTAAACGAGATTGTAAGACTGTTCGACAACCAGTACGACCATTTAGTAGGGGTGCAACCGACAAAAAAGAAAGTCTCTTTGAATGATGTATTAAACTCATTTTGTCAGACAGCTAAAATACCTAACTGGAAGCAATTTAAATTAAGTAAGCAAGTTGTAGCTTTTTATTCTAAAGCGCTAAATAAACAATGCTATGTTTACGGTAATGCGCTAAAGAATCCAAACCCTACACATTATTCAGCTACCGAACTTGAAGAAATATTTAGTAACGGAATTAATAAAAAACAATTACAAGTCATACACGAAATTAAGCAGCTTTTTGGTGGGCAGATAATAAAAAAGGAAGACTGAGGTGGTTAGTCTTCCTTTCTTTTATAAGTGAAACCTCACTCAAGGTTGGTTGTAGCTATATTATAGCCAACAATTAAAATGCTGACAATGAGTTGAGAAGTGAGCCGCCAATAGCTGGTGCTTCTTTTGCCAGCTCTCTTACTGGATCAGATGTTCTTATTCCTCCTCTTAATACCGATGTTGGAGTAATTGCATTGCTAACAGGTTGCATGAATGATTGACCAGCCTTACCAATTAGGTTCATACCGATTCTAGTAGTGCTGATATCTTTTGTTGGTAGAATAACGCCAAGCTCATCTCCTGCTACTTTACTGATAACAGAATCCATAAATCTTCTTTCTTCAGGCATAACACTCTCAAGGTTACGAAGCTGTTTATATGTTTCTTGACGACCTGTCTTTAAACTTCTTGTTAAGATAGATGCTGCATTATCAGGTCCTTTTGTTATTAAATGGATTTCAGGTTCATCTAATGCTCGTCTGAACTTAGCATAGTTTCCTTTAGCTTCTGAGAATCCAGTATCATCTAATGCCTTTACAACCGCATCATCAATACTATCTCTGATTTTATTACGTATCTCTAGAGCTTGTCGCTTAACATTTGTTAGATTTCCAGAACCTCTCTCTGATGCATCTTTATAAATAGCTTGAAACGCATCTGACTCATCAATGTTTTGTAAAACACGATTAAGGTTGTCCACTTCAGTAATGTCAACGTTAGGAAAATCCTCTAAAGTCTTTAAAACAGTTTCGCCGCCCTCAGATACTGGCACCTCTAAATTAGATGGACCAGGACTCTTTGTTAGGCTAGAGAATGCATCATCAAGAGTTTGTATTGCTTTATATCCTACTTCATCAGCACTCTGAGGTATAAAACCAGTCTTAGCACCTCTCTCAGAAGCCTCTCTTACAGATGGAGCAACCATATCCTTTAGAATGTTAATCTCATCAATTACTGGGGCGATATCAGCTTTGATACTTTGTCCTTCAACCGACTTCTTAACATCACCAACTAATCGACCTAACTCTTTTTTAGTTTCTACGATGCTAGCATGAGCTTTTGCAGCAATAGAATCTATTGTCTTGGGAGCTTCTTTAAGTTTTTTAGGATCTACTAATTCTGGCCTTTTAATAACCTCATCAACAATCTCATCACTGAATCGTTGTGATTTTCCAAGCGATAATTTTGAGGCTGCTTCTCCAGCAACTCCAAACAGACCTTTTTGAGCTAAAGTACTTTCTGCTACCTTCTTAGCAACATCTGGGGCAACGCTTCCAACTTTTTGAGCTGCTTTAACTCCAAATTTACCAAACGCACTGGGTAGACCACCTAGAGCTAATCTAAGACCAAAATCAATACCAGCAGCAGTCATGCCTGCTTTATTAGCCTCTTCAAAGTCCTCGCCATCAATTAATGATTTCGCACCCTCTCCTAAGTATTCTGTTATTGGAGACGTTGGTAATGGTGATAGTAGCAATTGAGCAGCTGATATTCCACTTTTAATGCCTTCAGGAGTAAACCTAGCCCCAGGACCTACAGCATCAGTTGTTTGTGCTGATGGTGTAGGAGTTGCAGGTAATGCTGATACACTTGCTGTCTCAGGAGCAATATCAGGAGAATCTACGTATTCAAACGATAATTGTCCTTGTCCAGTATCATAAACAGTATCAGGCTCTATTGGGTCATCAATATATTCAAAAAAATTTGCCATTTTTATTATCCTTTAATTCTTATTAATTTACCTTTTAAACGGACTTTATCTCCATCTTTTAATTTGAAAATATCAATCGAATCTTTAACTTCTTTTTCAGAATTAAAATCTAAAAATGGAATCAATGGCCTAACTACTTTTTCAAACTTCATTCCTGAGCTTTCAGCTCTACTAGATGCAAAGTCAAATATTTCCTGATTCCTTGTCCTTCTCGCTGCAGTAACAAGAGTATCTACCAGCTTAGTCATATATTTCTTATTTGCTTCTGTTAACTTGCCGTCAATAAGCTTTCTTTGAGTAAATTGATCGATTTGCTCATAAATCAATTCTGTGCCACTAAATGCGTCTTGTTCCTGCTGGTTAAGGTTTCCTACTTCTCCAAATAATCTAGGCAACAATGTTCTAACAGATTTGGGAGCCATAGGACTATCACTCTGAATGAGTTCATGAATAGGGGGAGCAGCAGCAATCGCCGCTGTTGCTTTTTGCCATTTAGTTCTTATTTTTAAATCATCAGCAATCTTCATAACTTGCTTTTTACCTTCCCCGCCTAATTTGACATCTAAGCGTTCTTGCGCTTTTTCGCCCGTCGTCTTTCTTTCTTTAATCAATTCAGGTTCTTCATCACTTAGAAGGTCGAATCTATAAAATCCATCATCTGTTGTAATTAAACGAACATCTCTCTTATTCTCTTTGCCAAGCTTCAGAGTAGATCGATTATCTGCTAAGTATTGCAACATCGGTTGAACTTCTTCAGATAAATCACTTTGTTTTAAAGCTTCTAATAATGAATTAGCTTGTTCATCGCTCTCAGTTGCTTCAAATAGCTTAGATAGTGATGTTATCGTATTGATCTTTCGATTTCTTTCTCTATCAGCTTCTGCTCCAGCTTGTTGTCCCAATTGGGCGCCTGCCGACAATTCTCCGGCTACTCCAGCTGCTTGACTAAGTTGTCTAAGTCGTTCGCTAGATGATAAACCTGGCGTATTAAAAATCTCACCTGTTCGTTGGCGCAATGCTTGTTTTCTACCACGTTCTTCACCCCTCGCAAATCGTTCAGGTGCATTTGAAATAGCATCAGCTAAAGACATAGATAACTGCCTTTCAGCAGCAGGGTCTCCAAACTGTTGTTTGCTTGCAGCTAATCGTTCCTGTCTTTGTAATACAGGATTTACAAATTGTCCTAAACTCATGCTTGTACTCCATATGTGAAATTACCAGCAGTGGATTGTCTTGGAGTAAACCCTGACGGCTGCTGATTGTATCCTAATGATTGACTTAAGAAGCTAGGTTGCCCATAGCCTCCAGATTGCTGATAAGGAGGATATTGTTGGTAAGGTGAGTATTGTTGCTGATATTGGAACTGAGGCATCATTTGCCCTCCAGCCGCGGCTCCTTGAGGTCCTCCAGCAGCAAAGCCAGCAACTTGGCCAGCAGTTTGATTTAATGAGTTAACTAAACTAGTACCAATACCACCTAACTGGTTAATATAACCAAGTTGAGCATCAGTTAAATTTGCACGTCTTTCAGCTTCAACATTAGCTCTGTTTAATGCACTAGATGCATCTACAGCAGCTTGTTGGCCTACAGTGCCTGCTTCTAATTCTGCTTGAGCTCTAATCTCATCAAGTTGCGACTGCCCAATACCTTGCAACTGATTAATATCAATCCCTGCTTGTGCCCCTACTTGATTGGCATATAATTGACCAAGATTTAAATATTGTTGAGCCCCTAATTGTCCAAGTCCAGAGGCCAGTGAAGACTGAAGCTGACCAACATTACCAGCAGTTAAAGCATTGATTCTAGAAGTATCAGAAATTTGACCTGATTCTATCTGACCTTGAAGTGTTGCTCTTTGAGTCTCAATATTAGCAATCTGTTGCTCTGACTGAGACTGGATATCACCTAACCTTCTTTGTAATTCAGCCTGTCCTTCTGCCGTATTTAAAATCCCCTGTGCTTCTAGTTCTTGAACAGCTTGTAATGATCTTGATTCAGCATCAGCAACAAACTCTTGTCTTTGAGCCTCTAAATCACCTATTTCCGACTGTAGCCTAGCTTGTAAGTCAGAAGTACTTAATGCACCAGCAGCTCTTTGTGATGCGATATCAGACGCTGTCTGCCCAGTAATTTGACCAATATTACGTAGTTGATTAGCAGTATACTCTCCACCAAGAACTCCCAACTCTGTTAGTCCTCGACCAGTTTGAGCGATAGCGCTACCAACTTGCTGTTGTCCAAATTGACCAGCTTGTAATGCATCTCTTAATAAACCTTCTCTTCTTAATGTTTCTTCAGCAACAATATTTCCCGCAATATCGGCCTCTAACTCTAATGCTGCTCCAGAATTTAACATGCCTCTAGCCGCCAAAGCTTGCTTTGCAGCTTCAGTTTCAGCTTCAAGTCTCCTTTGAACAAATGGAGAGTCCATAATATCAGCACTTAATGATTGAAGTAATAAATCTCCGCCAGTTTCACCTAATTGAAGGTTTTGTGCTTGGATGTCTTCAACGCCTGTTCTAATACCTGATAAGTCTTCTCGTGCTTGTGATAAAGATGATTGGAATGCAGTTCCAGCTTCTTGTTCAGCTCCTGTTAAGATATCTGCTCTTTCTTGAAGACCTCCTGTGCTAAGACCTAATGCTTCCTCTGCGCCTTCTTGTAATATTCCTGTCGCGCCTGTTAATGCTTGTACCCTAGTATCTGTAGCGCTTTGTGATGCGTCAGTAATAACTGAAGTAGCATCTTGTATTGCAAGCTGTCTAACATCGGTTGAATCTTGCATTGCTTGTATCTCTTGGAATGTAGCACCAGAGTATGCGTCTTCAAGTGCTGCTGATGATGCGATTATTCCGTTTGTTTGAGCAATGGCAGCTAGATTTAAAGCCTCCGACTCTGCCATCCCAGCATCTGTAAAACCTTGAACAAGGATGTCTCTTTGTGATTGAGCTGATCTTGTTGAAATATCAGTAGCTAAACGTATAGAGTCTTCTAAAGTCTGGCCAGCATCCTGATAAGCATTACTTAATAATCTAGTTTTCTCTTGACCAGAACTTGATAATATCTCCGCTGTTTTTGAAAGAATATCTCTTTCTAATACACCAGCTTCTCGTAATGACTCACTAACAATATTATATTGTTCTTCAAGCGCTGCGTTTTGAATATCTTGAGCCTGATTAATAGCCCCAACTTTAGTTTTTGCTATTGATCTTGCTGCACGTTTCTTTTCATCTTCTGCTGAGACCCCTGCTATTACGCCAATCCCAGCTGCTATTGCTGCTCCCGCACCCATTATTTCATCTCCTTAATAAAGTGTAATTCTTTCTGTATAAATCCCTTTTTTTGCAAGTATCGGCATACAGCCTGATTTTCTATAGGGATGCTAATGTGGGCGGTGTCTGCAATATTTTCATAGTATTCTAACACATACCTAAGCAAGGAGACCATAATCTTTGACTTTTTCACTTTGCTAATATGTGGCCATACATCCCAACATACCTCATATAAATGCTTATGCCTGATGTTTTTAATAGATGGAACCATCATAAAAAGAGCAACGCCTAATATAAGGCCATTCTCTTTATAAACAACTGCTAGATGCTCTCTACCGTCAATAATAGCTTTTACTGTACCTGAAACAGTATCAACATCAAATCCCCAATCAAACCCTGTATGGTCATGACATTCCTGACACAGCTTTACAACTGAATCTAATTCATAACTCTCTAAAAAACTAATACGCTTGCGTAGATCGGTATACCCCAGAGACTCTAATTTCTCTTGAAGCACCTGCATTCCAGTTGGACCCATCATATCTCCTAACACTTACTGTAGCATCCCCTGACTCAAGCAATGCAAAACCTGATAATTCATTACCACCATCAACAACAACACTTGGCATCATTAATGCTCCGCTAGCTGTTAATGGTAACTCAAATTGTACAGATAAATCAGGAGTTCCGCCAACTGTAAACGTAGCGGCTACCTCTATAAATACTAGTTCACCTATTGCGGCATGCCTAGCAACTGATATTGTTGGGCTAGATATTGTCATACTACCAGACCCAGATAAAGTAGGAGTAAAATCTGTAAATGTCTTCGTTTTAAGGTCTTCTGTTAACTTGTTATAAACAGTAAAGAACCAGTTCTTCTCTCTTGAATTGCTCTCAAACAATCCGAATGGATTTGGGACAATTACCGTCACGAAAGAACCTCATACTCTTCTTGAGCTTCAACTATTTCTACATCAATTGCGTCTGTGCACGATAGTTCGTGTTGCATTATGTTGTAAATACCCTGTCTGTAAACTTTTGCAAGAGGATAATTAAAGCCTAGCTTTTGTGCTGGTATCTGATGCTCATTTGACCATCCTCTGTAGTCGTTATTTCTTCTGTACATATAGTAAGGCATTGCATTGCCAGTGATAGTATGACCAGATTTAATTCTGAATGTAATTTTATCGCAACGTTTTCTAACTAAAGAAGCTCCATGATCAACAAACCCAGTTCTTCTAAGCCACTTCATTAACGTGCCATCATCGTCATAATAATCAAAAGACGACTCATAAATCTTATCGTCATTGTAATCGCCAACTAAATGCTTGTTCCATCCAGCCGCATAAGCGTAGTTATTACCTCTATATCTAGCAAAGTCAGAACTTTCCCAGTACGCCCATTCAGCCCAATAGTCATTCTTGTAATCATATACCCATGTCTTAGCATCTGTAGGGAACGTAATAACATAAAACCCTTTTCCGCCAACAACATAATGGTCTGCTATAGCATTATCTGTAGCTGTTAGATCTTGAAGATTAGAAGCTATTGTTTCAGATATTGGGGTCTCCACTAACTGCCCAGATCGAGTAATTAACTTAATCTCTCGATTATTATTCAAGAAGAATATCCCTTTAGGAGTATCTACGGCTGAATAAGCTGCAAAAGTACCGTCGTTAATAAAGATATCATTACGCCGTCTAAATGGTGTAACACCATCGTTATACCAAAACTCAACACTAGACTCTCCAAATATAACAATATTTCTATCCTTTACCATTAAAGCTTTAGAAATATCAAAACTAGACTCTGCTGTTGCAAAATCTAAGTTTGACCAACTAAAAGGGTCTCCTACAGCTGAATAATAAAACTTATCGTTATTTGTATCGTTAGCTACTAAATATTGGTCAATAAATGACAAATGAGTACAATTAGTAGGGGCATCAGGGTCAGATAAAAAAGCAGGAGCAGTTGTTCCCTCAGTATAAGCAATTTGTCCTCCATTACACATGAAAAGGTAATCTGTACCACTAGAACTTGCTTCTGCAAATGTAACACGAGTTCCAGTGCTTAAAGATACACCGCCAAGACTAACTAAAGTTCCACTGCTATCTGTTATCTTATATATACTACCACCTGATACAACTACCAATATACTTCTACTTGCCCACCAATGCATCCCATCTATTGGAGACGAGGATGCAATTTCTTTGAACTCTAAAAGACCAGGCCGTCGTTTAAGTATATAACCACCTTTATCTCTAGGTACCATAATGCCATTAATATAGCTTTCAGCGGCTACAGTGTTAGATATACCACTTACATCCTGGTACGGTTTAGAATTGATTGGTAATTCAGATACTGGCATTAGCTGTCAGACTTCTTAGCAAAAGTAATATTAGCATTGATAAGATCTTTAAGTTTTTTCTTAGTTTCTGAATCTAAACTTTTAGTTCTCCAGGTAATATAAGTACTCAAGTAAGATAATGCTTGATCGTCTAATTTAGTTTTAGTCTTAGATGTTATTTCTTTTGCAATATCCAAATATGTAGAGGCTACCTCTGCTGCCTGCTTGCTAAATAAAATCAAAAATAGTTTCTTAATGTATTTCATATCTATCTCTGCTGTTTGCTTTCTAAATAAAATCAAAAATAGTTTCTTAATGTATTCTGTCTGCTTTCTAAATAAAATTAAAAATAGTTTCTTAATGTATTGCATATCTATCTCCTAACTTATAACTAACATGAAAGGCTCATGCTTTGTAACTTGATGTAATGAACTCATTGCATTCTTTGAGTTCAGAACAGCAGGTTTACTTTTAAGTATACCATACTGAAGACCAGGCAATATGCAGCCACTAGTGTCATCAGATGTGTTCCCCGCATGAATTAGAATCGATGTTCTACCAGGTACACCATTTACCTCATAAACATTTTGGAACTTCTCACTACAATATGGAGCGCAATAATATGCCCCTTTAGGGATGCATGACATGCCTTTTTCATTATTTCTATCTGGGGCTTCTAAGGTTAAACATATAGGCATATTATCTTCAGAGTTAATCAGAACTCCTAATGCGCAATCTGGTCTATACGATATTCGTTTAAGTTCTATTTTTTTCATTATCCTTTGTTCCACATCCCTACCACTGTTGTCCCATTAGATGCACTTGATGTTGTAACATTTAAACTCCCAGATGACACTGCGAATGTAGCTGTAACACCTGACCCTGCGGACCCAAGAGAAGTTTGATTTACAGTAGTACCATCATCTTCAATAGATACCATATAAGCCTCTGATCTCATATCAGTAGATGAAATACGTTGTGAGACAACAAATAACCCTCCGCCCCTACCTGATTCTACAATTTTTGTGCCAGTAGTTCCCACAAACCTCCCAGTATTAACGATTATTGCATTGGATGTTGAATACTCTCCAGAAGTTGTTAATTTTATACCTTGATCATCCTCTGTTCCATCTAACCCACTTATATGTAATGCAGCAGAAGGACTAGCAGTCCCCACCCCTACTCGATTATTGGTTACATCTACATGAAAAACACTTGTATCTACTGTAAAGTCTCCAGGTATAAACCACTCGCCATTATTGTCACAATATGAGCGAATATTGGCATCCCCATCTGAGAATACTATGTAATTACTAGATGTTCTAATATCAAGCCCACCTTCATTGCCATTATAATCACCTATAATTACATTTTCAGCGCCAGTAGTAATTTGGCTCCCAGCAGTATGCCCAATAGCAAGGTTGCCACTTCCAGTTGCACTATATAGTGCCTGGTACCCAATGCCGATGCTGTTGCTGTTTGTTGTTATGGAAAATAAAGATTCAGCCCCAATAGAAACATTATATTGTCCAGTAGTACAAGAATATTGGGAGTTAATACCAATGGCCACTGCACGGTCTCCACCACCGCCAGTATAAAGTGCTCTTCTACCTATAGCGATACAAGATGAAACACTTGTTCCACCATTTGCAGCTTGATACCCAATCACTACTGAGCTATCTACTGTAGTGCCTGTTGCCGCTGCACTTCTTCCAATAACTACATTTGTATTGTCTCCAGCACCTGCTGCTGCAAAAGATCCTTGACCAATAATGATGTTATCAGTCCCTGTAGGATGTGTGCCCTCTAATGTTATATCACCAGAAACGTCTAATGATGTTAACGTACCAACTGCTGTAATATTAGTTTGTGATGCTGTTTGAAGCGTGCCTGTTAGGTTTGTTGCTGTTAATGCGTTTATGCCTGTCAAGTTGCCAGAGTTATATGCCCAGTTACCATTGAAGTTACCATCAGTTACAGTATTTGTACCTAAGTCTAACGTTGTAACATTAGCTGTTGTAATAGTAGCTGCTGTTATTCCAGTTAATGTACCAGCATTAAACGCCCAGTTACCTGTGAAGTTGCCATCATAAATTGTATTAGTTCCAACATCTAAAGTTCCTGACATCGTTATGTTTATAAGTGAACTTATAGATCCTAATGTCATGGTTGCCACACCATCAGTTAATGATGTGCCTTGGACAGCTCCTGTAGACGTTATAGCTCCAGAACCAATAGTGCCTACACCTGATAAGTTACCGCTATTAAACGCCCAATTACCTGTGAAATTGCCATCATAAACAGTGTTTGTTCCCAAATCAATCGTATTTGGAACGATTAAGTTTTGAGAAGAATCTATAGTTAATCCAGTAGTTAATGTGTTAGACCCATCTGGGCATGTTTTAAATACAATTGCACCAGGAGAACTAGTTGCTGATACTGTGCCTGTTGAGTCTACAATATGTTCAATAGATGTGAATAGATCATAATGTGATCCAGTCCAGCCAGCACCATGTATAGAAAAAACAATTTGACTATTTGTTACGGCTGTATGAGAGGATGTATCATCATTAGTTCTAGCGCCTAAAATAGTAGGATAAAGCGTCGTTGAATGACGATGAACAATAACTTGAGCAGGGTGAGAGCCACCAATATCGTTTACTCTAAGTGCGCTATCATATGTTGTACCACCAATATTGATACCGACGCTCTCAGAACCAGGATCTCCAATATCAACATGCCCAGTCCCATTAGGTATTAAGTTAATGTTTCCATTACTATCTTCAGAACTAATAGTATTCCCAGTAAGTTTTATATTCCCAACAGCAATGCTATTGCCTATTGTTAGGTCGCCTTCAGACGTTAATGTTAACTGTGTTGCAGAAACTAATGGAGAAGCTGCATCTTTTAGTTGAATATGAAAATCAGTTTCATCTGTTCCAACACGCTCTGTTATTAATCTAGCAAATCCGGGATCAGCACTATTAACTTCCATTAAGATGCTAGCAAAGGCTGCTGACGCATTCTCATTATAAAGTCTTAAAATATCAGAACCAACAGGCGCTACATTAATACTAGCTGCATATGCAGTAGCATCAGAATCTGTAACATCAAGCTGAACTTGAGGCGTTGTAGATGTCCCGATAGCAACATTCCCGCCATCTGCTACTAAAATACCATAATTACTATCATCATCTAGAATAGATACACCGTTAGCATCAATAGCATTAATCGTAGTGGCTTGAGTAATTGTTGCCGATATGAAGAAGTACTGTAAGTTATCTAGTGTTGCTATTAAATTATCATCAGAGTCTCTAAGAACAAACTTATATAAGCCATCTGCATATACAGTAGCCTGTCCTTGAGCATCTAATATAACAGGGTTTGTATGTGGCGTTGTTTTATTAACGTCTTGCCACGTTGTCTGATTAGTTGTAGTACCTGCTTCATACGTGTAAAGCTTCCCCCCCGACAATGGGGCCCCCGAGTTATTTAAAAATCCAGCTAACGCTGATTCTACTTGAGCTGCATTTGTCGCCATATACTTTACTCCTAGTTAGGTTATTTACCCTCTAAAACTTCGTTTATTCTAGCGTACGTTAGTGGTGGGAAACCAGCTTTATTAACGTAGTTCTTAATAAAAGAGATTTCATCAGTAGATAATTCAATAGCCCCTTCTGATTCACTGATTTTCTTTGAAATATCAAATCTTTTCAATTTGTCTTCTCCAGAACATTTGTCATCGTCTTTATATGCTGCCATTAATGCATTGATGATAGGGCTACTAATAAGAATTGACTCAATCTTAACGTCTCCATCAGTACTAACTTCCTGGCGCATCTCATTTCCTGAAAAATCTTTCATTGGCTGTTTAAAATTAATTTTCATTTCGGTTCTCCCTTGTTTTTAATATGATCCCTTAGTAAAACGACGATCAACATGATTACCGTCACGTATTATAGCAAACTTTTTATATTCCTTCGCCTTTCTTTCAAGACGAACAAGTTTGCCATCAGGAATCTGATATTCTTCACCTAAATGAACAGCTAATTCATACGATAAATATTTGATCCATCGATTTAAGAAGTTCTCAGTGCTTAGGCCAGTATCTGCGCCTAAATCCATATCATTAAAGACTGTTACAGCCTCATACATAATCAAGTAGTCTGTACTATCAGGTTGTGGCCATATTCGTAATGTTGGCGTAAATGAATCGTCAAAAAACGCATATAACGGCTTACCTGTATCTGTCTTATCAACAATATTATTGTATTCTTTACTAGATATAAGCTTGATAGCATTATCATCATCTACATTGTCACGATACCAGACCTGCCTAACCTCTAAAACGTCAGAATCTAATCTAACATCGCCAGCAGATCGATATTCTGTATTTTGTGCATAAGAACCGCCTGTAGAACCTTCTTGATTCCAATATTGCTTATAAGCAGCCCCTGTTACTGGCTTTGTATCTGCGTAAGCTTTCCATGTTATGTCATTATCAACAACAGTAGCGCCTGGCTGTGAAGGGAATGTAGGTTCTGAACTATCAGAGGTCCCAGCACCTTGAGCTTCATAATAATATCCTCCACGAGAAGATGGGAAAACAAGATCACCTTTTGAGTAAGAAGTAGACATAACCCATGTGGAGGCATTTGGTGATGTATGTGTGCGTATTGCAGTATATATATTACTATCTGAACCCGTAACCTCTTCAGCTGAAATAACTGGAGACGAAAGAGTTTTTGTTCTAAATGGAGAAGATGTTTCGTTTTGTAGGGCATGTAAAATCATATTCAGAGCATTTTGAGCTTCATCCGTCTGATTTGTAATAAAGTCAGAGGAAGTATCTTCCCCAGTAGGGAGGACACCTATTAACCTTAACGCTAATGATATGATTTCAGCTCTAGTGAGCGTCCAATCATTTACTGTCATTATACAGTTACCTCATTCCCACTTACTGTTCCTGGATCAGATGCTGTTAGAGTTGCAGCTGGACTAGTAGCTACCGCTGCTGTAATTGCATCATCATCAGAACCGCCTGAACCTAAAACAGAATTATAATCAACAGATGCATTTGTAACATCTGCAAAAATTTTACCCATTGTGATCTCCTTAATATAGAGCAGGAGTCTCCCCCTGCCCTATTTCAACACTAATTACGAAGCGTAGTTAGTATCAGATGCAACAACGTAATACACAAGTGTTACATGTGCTTTACCATCTTCAAGAGCGTGGTCAGCTGTCATGTAAAGTGTAGCTCCATTGTCGATATCGATACGAGCGCCCATTTGAGCGTCTGTACCAACAGCGCCTGCACTTACTCCTGTAGCGTTTAAATCTACAGCGTCATCTAAACCGTTTGGATCAGCAGTGAATGCAGAACCAGAAGTTGGTTTAAGACCAAAGTCAGCAGTTGCTGTTTCGCCGTCAGCTGTTTCAACTTCTACAGCGAAATATGTAGGAACCAAGAATTTGCCATCGGCAACTGGAAGGTCCGCAATTTCAACTGTGTCAGAAGCCCCAACGTTTGTACCAGAAAAATCCAACTCTACTTGAATTAAGTTTGGTTCACCTTCAATTTGTTGTCGGATATGAGATTGTTTCATAGTTGTGATATTTGCCATTTTCTATCCTCCGAATTATGCGTCAGAAACTTGAGTTCTACCAACAAATACGCCAACACTTCCATAGTCTAAGCTATTGAATTGTGGCTTGCCAGCAGCGTAGTTAAGACCTAGAGAGAATCCAACTTCTTCACCGTAGTCGAAGTCTTTTTGAACCATCTCTTCTTTCATGCCCCATGCCCAGCATAATGCTTGTGCACCAAGTAGGAAACACTCAGCATATGGCTGATCAGAACTTGAACCAGCATCTGTGCCGATATGAACGTTCTCATGCTCATGAATAACAATATTATCAATTACAGCAATAGCGCCGCTGAAAAGTGGGTTAGATTCACCACGAACTTCTGCATCACGCGCGTATTGAGTGTATGTTGAATCTTGCTTAAGATCGAATGCTACATCTGGGTGAACAAGAAGAATAAATGTGTCTCTTCCATCTACTTTAATTGGACGTAGAGGAGTTTGAGAACGGTTACCACCTGTTCTAGCCCAAGCACGAACGCCTGAAACTAACTTAGGAGTGATTTTATCTTCAGCCGCTACGATAGCTGCTTTAGCGTTTGCCGCAGTATCTTTTGTTAGCGTACCGTTGTTGTTGTACCAAACAGCTGTAGGAGTAGTACGAAGAGATGAGAATAATTGCTCATCAATGTACTCTGTCATTTTGTCTTTAAGTGCTTCACGAGCTTCTTGCTCCATGTCAGCTTGGATACGTTGCTTAGAAAGACCACGCTCAACACGAACACCGAAACGACGACGATCCATTGTTACTGAGTAGTCATGAGTTGTTAACGATTCTTCGTTACCTTCTAATGTTTGACCAGCACCAACGCCTGAGCCGCTTAATCTCATTCTGATACCGAATGTGATTTTGTCTCCAGCTTCTCTTTTAAGCTCTTCCTTTTCATAAACGATAGAGTTTTTCCCCTTGCCCATGAAACGTGAAAAATAAGATTCTTTCGCTACGTCTCTGAATAGCTGTTCGTTTTCAGCCATCCACAGCTTGCGAGTCAATGCATCAGTTGTTGCAAAACTTTTAACTGCCATTTTAGATTACCTTCCTTGTAACTTTTTTAATTTTTTTGTATATGAAGCTAAATCTTCGTCTGACATATTAGCGATATCACTATCGGATATTGCTTCTAAGCTATTCGAAGATGCCCCACTTGGTCCTGCAGTTGCTGTTCGATACTGGGCAGCATTATTAACTTTGTTAATAGCTCTTCTAGATTTTTCAGATTCAAGTTCTTTTTCTAATTTTGTTTTTTGTACTTCTTTAAGTAGCTTTGCCCCTGTGTATGCCTGAAACGCAGCTTGTGGGTTCATTGCATATGGGTCTTTTTTAAACTGCGCAATTGCTTCGTCAGTAGTCCCTTTAGGGTCTATGACTTTAAAGTACTCAACAATATCATCAACGATATCAGCAAAATCAGGAATTTGGCTATCAATAACCGCCTTTTGATTTCGGTATGCTAACTCACGTTCAGTATCTTGAATCTGTTTTTCTATTGTATCTTTTTGAAGTTCTGCCTTCATTGCTTGTTGAGGAGCTTTCCAAAACTGTTCATTAGAAGATGCTTCATCTAGCTGCGTCTTTGTTTGCTGCAAGCTATCTAATTTAGATTTAAGTGACTCTATCGTGCTACTTTGCTTCTCGATATAGTCTCCTCGATCTTTTTTGACCTTCTCTAAATCTTTAATTTGCTTTTCCAAAGATGCTATCCGCTCTTCAGCTGTTAAGTTTTTAGTATTATCCTCAGTCTTCTCTTCCGGCTGTCCCTCATCAGTAGTCTCCTCTTCAGGAGTATCCCCTTCTTGATTAGGTTGTAAGTTTCTCAGCTTCTCTAAATCTTCATCGCTTAAATTAGCAATTTCATCTTCAGGTAATGCTGCTAAATCAAATTCTTCAGGTTCAGCAATAGCTTCATCCTGAGCACCTTCATTAGTTTGTTCTTCGGTAATGTCTAAGTTTTCAGTTTCTGACATTTTATTCTCCCTTTCGGCTGTTTTTTAGTTATCAGTATTACCATAATAGCATTGTTGATAACTTGTGGACAACCTGTGGACAACCTGTGAAAAACTATTGAAGTTGAACAGGACCTTGAGGAAGAGGTTGCAATGTATTTGGATCTCTATCTTTAGCTAATACAGTTCTAGCAATTTGTGCTTGGTTATCCATCTGCTTTAACTGCATCTCTTGCTGAGATTGTTGTGATAGCATCTGTTTATACTTTTCAGCATCTGATGGGCTAACAATACCTGCTTGTTTAGCTAAATCAATTGAAATTGGGTTAAGTGAACCCGATTGCATTAACTCAGTCATAACTGCAAACCTATCAAGGTTCTTAGTTGGACTATTTGCAGACTCTGATATAGAGATATCATACTTAGTAAAATCAATATTTTCTAAGAACTGACGAATAAATGCTGGGTCAATTTCACTAAAATTCATTTGTTGCCCATCATCGCCAGTTAATTGGAACGGCTCCATAGCATTTTGATCATGAAGAATTTGCATAATACGATCAACAGTAAATACATCCTGAATGATCTTAACAAGGACTTTCCCTAATCTCTTTTTAGCTAGAGATAAATTATCAAACAAATAATCATTTGTAGTTAGACCCTGTCTTAACCTACGAGCAATAGCAACTCCAGACTTAGCATTAGACTCTTGGCCTAGTATCTCATTACTAATACCAGATACCTCTCTCATCTTCTGAGAGCTTAACTGCATCATATTAACAAGCTCTGATGGGAACCTATTCCTATCTGCTTTTTGAGGCGTTCTAGATAAATCTGTAACTTTAACTGCCCAACCTGGAGTATTGCAATTATCTAGAAAATTATTCTCTTCTTCTTGAGACGCAAATGTTTGATCATCAAAGAACCAGCCATCATTGTTAGACCTATTAACAACATCAATAGCTTGGCTATGACGCTTATTAATCTCTTTTTGAAGGTCAATTAACGGCTCAACTTTACCTTGAACGTAATCATCCTCTTTAGATGCATACACTGGCACAACATTAAAGTCATGTAGTGTTGAAACTCTTTTATCTAATAATGTCTTCCCAGCAATTGTTATAACTTCCATCTGCCATTTAGGTACTGACCTATCTTGCATGCCTGGAATATTTTTTGCTTTTTTGAAATCCTCTTTAGATAACCTTGAACTGTCATCATAAATAAACTCATTCTCAGAATCCTCAATATTAATTAGAACCTTAACTTCTTCATAACGCTTGCGCCACATCTCAAGAATCTTAAAATTCTTCTTCTGAACATCAACAACCATCTGCCCACCAATCTCAGTAGGTACAGCCATTCCTGTAGCATATTGGTCGCCAGGATTATCAATAATTGGATTTTGAACCTTATTCTCAGCTAAATTCATATCAGCAGAAAGCTCTTCAGCCTTTTCTGGATACATAGCCGATAGCTTGCCTTGTGAATACCATTTTGTTTTAACAAGATACTCTAAATCTGAACAATCTTCATAATCATGTGGTCCTAAGAAAATGTTATCCCATTTGTATCGTACAATCTTAATATCACCTTCGGAAGAATCCTCAAACGTAACATAAACATCAAAAAACCCACGACCAGTAATAATTTGGTCTAAAAACACCTTAGATTCGTGTTGAGCAAAATTAGCAGTATCTAGCACATACTTCAAAATAATATTTGCCAGCTCTGCGCCTCTTGGATCTGCATCTTCAATAGGAAATGTTTTGATATCTGTTCTGTTTTGTCTTTGATGTCCCGACAAGGCCTGCATTAAAGGTCGAATCTCATTCGATGTAATACATGCCCTTCCATTAGCCTCTAAATATTGCTTTGTAGCTGTATCCCATTGATCGCCATTATAAAAGCTATATGCATTATCACCACGAGTCCTGAAATTATATTCAAGCTCTGATGATTGCGTAAAAAGAGCATGGACCTCATTAATAAGGTCTTCATCGTCACCAGAAACTACAGGGTCTTCCTTTTCTTCTAATTGCAACTCAATAACTTCATGAGTATGACCCTCTGACTCTAATAACCTAATACGCTGGGGGGAGCCTTCTTGTACAACTTGCCCAGTCTCAAGGTTTATAATCTCAGGAGTAGCAAATTGAACCTCAACTTCATGAGAATGCTGGTTCTCCTCATCTGGAGATGTATAACCTGTACCATCATCTCTGATGTATACAACGTGATAATGGTCGTTATGATATGTCGTTTTTTTAAGTTGTGGCATCGTAATCCTCTAAATCTGAACAATCTTCATAATCATGTGGTCCTAAGAAAATGTTATCCCGTTTGTATCGTGCAATCTTAACATCCCCATCAGCCTCAAAAATACGGTGAATAACCCCAGCTGCTAAGTTAGTAGATGTAACATCTGCTCCTAATAATGTATCAATCTTAACATCCCCATCAGCCCCATCAGCCTCAAAAATAGGGCAAATAACCCCAGCTTTTAAGTTAGTAAATGTAACATCTGTTCTTGATAATGTATCAATCTTAATCAATCTTAACATCCCCATCAGCTCGAAAATAAATGCCTCGAGCAATTGTAGATAAACCTGTTGAATCATTAGGTGTTATAGAAAAAGCATCTGTAGCTGGCTTTGTAACATCAACTGACCGATGCAAGTCGGATTCATTAGGTATTGCCATATCAATCTCCTATAGTGTTTTTCAATATAATAACACTGTGGATAACACATGGACAAGCTGTTAATAACTTATGCTCTCATCCAGCTATCTTTTGATATTCTACTCTGTCTACGCTGCCTCAATCGCTCCTTCTCATATTCATCTACTGCAACACGACTCCGATACGTAGAATCATTGAAATAAAACGTCAAAACAAGGGCATCTGCCTTATTAGGGGATGCAACACCCCTTCTCCTCATATCTCTTTTCGACTCAATCTTAATTTTACCGTTACTTTCGATCTTATATTTTACATTTGACAACTCAAATATCAATTCTTCATCATCTGGTATTGAAATAAAACCCTCTTCAAAGGTTTTTCGCATCTTCCACCATAATTCATCCCTTAACCGTTCAAACTTATCTTTCCTGCTCGTACTCTCAGAGACATTAATACCAGTAACTCTATGTCCCATCTCTCGTACCCTGTCAAAAACTCCATACCCCATACCAATCAAGTCAATTCCAACACAATGAGGCTCTTCTTCACCCATATGCAGGCCAATCCACCCCGCCATCTCCATAGTATTCTGGCCATTAAAGGATTTTATATTCTTATCGACTTTCATGCCCTGTCGAGTCAAAATGACTGACTTATCGTCCCCTTGACGAGCTAAATCCACCGCACTAATAATCGGGTCATCTGACTCAATATGAATATCTCGGTTAACAGCTGACATAACCCATTCAAGTGGGATAACAGAATCACTATCACCAACTGGCTCTAACCCAAGAACGCTAATACGGTAGGCGTTGGAATCCTTTCCGTATTTTCTAGCAACTCTCTCAATCGATTCTTTAGATACGTTTTCAGACTCTTCACAATTCCATCGATATGTAAGCCACTCATCTTTATGTTTATGTTGTGATCGATACGCAAATCCACTTGTCCTTGTCGGGTTATAAGTCATGACAAGGAAGTTAACAGGGTCTGTTAACGTCTGATCTAACGGTGCAAATACATTATCTGCAACCCCAGTCGCCTCATCAACAATAATCATCATATGCTTTGAATGGAATCCTTGCAATGTCTCAGCAGGAGTATCAGCAGAACCAGAAGTAGCCGCAGACCGAGCAATCGCATACCAGTCTCTACCCTCATTGCCAGAATGCCCCTTCATGAACACCTTCTCGCCATGCACTTCTAATGAATCTTTAACCAATGTCCCAAACTTACCCTTATCGACACTATTCTTAATCCACTTCGAAATCTCTCGCCATAAAACGTCCTTAACATGATCAAGCTTAGGTGCCGTACATGGAACTAACGCTTCATCAAAACACATCAAAAACCAAATAACTAACCATGCTTCAGTAGTCGTTTTACCAGGTCCTTTACCAGACTTAATTGAAACGCCCGTCTTCTTTTGAAAAATACAAGCCTCTTCATACGTAATATTTAAATCAACAGACTTCGCTAACTTCGGGACATCTATCTCATTTAACTTATTTAACTCCAAACACTTCTTAGAAAAAACTAATTTACCAATATCCCTCAACACTGTGAGCTGCTGCGTTGTCATCGTCTTAGCATAAGGGTCTTCATTCTTATAACTAAGTGTCTTAACTCCTAACACCTCCACAACAAATACGTCGGGATGGTATCTCCAGTACTTAATTCTATCTAATACCTTTGCTGACATTACTTATATAAAGATGCTATAACGGCAATAAGAATTGATATAACTGTTGCCATACCAATAAGGTAAAAACGATATTTCTCTAATATCACAACCCTAGATTGTAAATCTTCTATTGCCCGTTGGTCATTACTACGAATAGATTCATGATGCTTACGCCACTCCTCTAAAGCAACCGTCTTATTATCTATATTATTAATCTTCGTTAACACGGCATCCAACTTTGTTGATAGCGATGACATTGAGTCTCTTAACAACTCGTATTCTGAACGACTTAAACTGATATTATTGCTCATAATCCTTCCCCTTTCGATAAATCTTCAACCATTTGAGCAAAGCTATGAGCCACATTCTGGGTAGACTCGTTATTCTCTAGCCTTAACTGCTCATGCAACAACTTCGCCGTCATCGCATTATCTTTAGCACTTTCATCACTTAATTTACTAGGTGTAATCGCCTGCAATGAATGGATATGCTTCTCCTGAATGAGCTGGACCTTCATATCCTTTTGCAATTCAGCTGAATAACCTGGGTCCAATATCTTTTGATCAACATCACCAACAGAGTTCAAATGCTTCTTAACACATTTATGGATCGCTTGAGCGGTGATTGGCTTCTCGCCGTCAGGAGTCAATGCCTTACCAATTTGAGCATACGTTAACCCAGCCTTCTTTAAGGCGATCGCTTGCACTGGATTAACACGAGCATCAGCACGAACACCTAACTTTGCTCGCTGCTTTGCTGACATCTCTTTCGGACTTCCTGCTCGTGGCATTAATTCTTCATCCCTTTACTCACAATCTCTAATTTCCTAGCAACATCTTCCAATATTGGTCGGATTTCTTCAAGTAAATGCTCATCCTGCTCTGTCTTCTCAACAAACATATTAATAAACAAATAAATGCCTTTAACATCACTCTTAACTCGCTTTATATCATATTCGAGCTTCCATACCAACTCTTGTAACTCTTCTATCTTGCCTTGCTTGAACATGTTGTCCCCACTTATTAATTTCCCCCTTAGCGTTTGGACAAGGCTCCAAGGCAAGGGGGAAGACCTTGGAGCAACCATAGTATACAAAAAAAGAACGCTCCAGTCTATTACGCTAACACTAACGAATCGATGAAACGAAACATGCTAGACAAACTAAGGTCGGTTTACCTTCGAACGTGACTCACGTTCCTTAACACCACTATAACCCAAAAAATATCTTCCAAACAATAACAACCTTCACCTTAATCGCTATTAAAACAGCAATCGTTCTCTTATTTATATCATACTCCCAAAATAAAAACCCCCGGCATTACACCAGGGGCAAGAAGTTATCATATACTAATATACCACCTACTTTTTCTTTTTACCAGTCTTTTTCTTCCCGTACGCCATAACCAACACCTCCTAACTGGTCGCCATATGATCCATAACCGCAAATACTACCGATAATGCCAATATCATCATAAACATCCAATACGTGAATGAACTCTGAATCATGCTACCCTTTTCTTCTCCCGGCATAGGGTTATTTGTTGAACTCGTCTTGTAATATCCCTTACTCTTCAATTCCTCCATATGGGCATGCTCTTCATTAATCCTGTCTATACGCTTCTGCAAATATTCCTCTGTCACATTCGGATTAAACATCTTCCAATTAGATTTGAATATCGCAATCATCTTATCTGTTAATGCCATTACCACTTCACCTTATCCGCCCAATACGCCGCACTCATCTTACCCTTCGCTATATTCTTAGCATGCCGAGCCTTAAACGACTTTTGCCTCGACTTCTCACTAGATGTCTTAGGATTACTCCCAGCACCACTTACTCCTTGTTGCCCAAATCGAATCAGCTTAACCTGATCACCTTCTTTAGCTAATACCGCATGACTCTTAGTCGGATGGCTCTTTGTTCTCTTAGGCTTATTATAACCACTAAACCTCTCTCCAGCTCTCTCTACTGACATTTATAATCACTCCTCCAATTTTCTCCAATTTTCATAACATCCTCCTAATATACGCAGACTAACCATATCTTGCGTATGTATTTTGTATTTTAACAGCGGTTCATGGATGGGGCTACTTGTTTTTTGTGGGGGTTGGAGGTGGGTATATGACTATATTGTATTCCTTATATCCCCCCCTACCCCCTATACCCCCCCCTAACTTTTCCACAACTTTTCCACAACTAAAACAGCCTCAATTATCAATGTTATCCACAGTTTATCCACATTTTATCCATAAGTTTTCCACAGGCTAAAGAATTATTAATTGTTCCTCGCAACTTTAATAACTACAAACACTACTCACTATTTGCAAAACAACAACCTCTACAACATATATCAAGTCAAAACCAATACATCACTACCATAAAACGATTACCACATTAATTCATTCGTGAATTAACACTGTAACTATTGCTGTAGAGACTGGAGTTTTTACTTACCCAATCACCACATAAAATAGTTAATAACTCCTCAATTAATGATCTAATCAACAAATTTCTAACAGTGTAGAAGTAATAGTTTTAACTATAGAAGTCATAATCGCTATTAGTTGTTTTATTGTATGTATTAACCTCAAACATGTTAGTAGTTTAAGTTGTTATTGAGTGTTAGAAATCGATATTTATTATCGGAAAGAAGTTGTTATCGTTGTAGTATTTTCTGATATCAAACAACGCTATTAATTGTTATTGGGAAGTAAACTATAGCTACTGAATATCAACTGATATTGGTTAATATATTAAGATGCACGAGCTGGAACCGTCGTGGGGCATCTTTTTGTTTTTGTTAACCATCTTTAAAGATGCCCTTTATTTTACCAGGTAATTTATATTTTGTCTATATTAAATATTTAAGGTTGTTATTGTATGAAAATAGGTGTTTACATTATAACTATAACAGGTTATAGTATTAACATCTTAAACAAAAGGAGTTATCGAAATGAAAGAGTTGAGAGACCGAGTACAATCTATTGCTAATGAAATTACAGAAGGGGAATATGATGTGTC